TTATTATTTTTCCTGTTTCTATCATTTCCTAATTAATTACGCTATTGTTTCTAAATAATCCCACACTTCATTTGAAAACTCTTCAAACATGTCTCCATCCTCATCATTTGATAAATCAACAATGAATTCATCGACACAAAAGTCTACAATTATTTCGTGAACTTCACCTAATGTTTGTTCGTCATTTTTTAACCCCTCATACTGATTAAGGATTTGATTTTTTTGTTCTTCCGTTAATTTCATTTTTTATAATTAATTTTTGTTTTATTTCCCTCCAAATTTGAATATGCATCACAATTTGAATTTTTTTTGGTTTTACAACTAAATAAAGACATTAATAAACTAATTAAAATAGCAATAACTATAGTTTTCATTGTATACATAAAAATTTTATTGTTTCTTTCAACCTGTTGTTTTGACCTACCTTGGTAGTCGTCTTGATTCCATTCTTCCATAGTTAAATTGCCTGTGCTATTATTTGTGCTAATTTATACCCTGTGAATGCACCTATTGCTGCCGAACCCGGTAAAACAATAAATTTACCCAACATAGTTTCATACTTCTTCCTATTAACAATATAAGAAATTAATATATAATAGACAATATAGTTCATTAAAACTAAAAAGTCTAGTTCTTTTGCGGCAAAAACAACTATTGAATTGCCGAGAAACCCCCACATAAAGTTAATGAAGGTTTCACGGATTAATTCGTTTGGCGTTGTAATCGCGTCTAATACGTTTATTTCCTTATCTAATCCTGTTTTACTTTTCAAGGGTTTCGATGTGGTGTTGGAGGTACCAGAGTGCCTTTCTGAGGTCTTCAAGCTCCTTGTCTTTTCCTTTTTTTCCTGCACGTGATATATATTTTACTGTGTTTCCTAAACTAAATCCTAACTCCCAAGCATCAATTACTTTGATTGCTTCATATGGATTATCTTGCCCACCATAATGTTGTGGATGATTAACTTGTTCCATTATTCTTCTCTATATTCTTTTAATAATTCATCATTAGAAATTGTTCTGTATTTTTCACTTAATCCTGACACATTTACATTAGAATTCATATTCATCTTAATTTCTAATATTTCTTCAGCAGTATCCAATGATTTTGAAACTTCTTTAATGATTTTATATGGATCTGCGTTCGAACCCGGTCTTCTATCTTCAACATAACCTTTCCATTCTTTTGCCGTGTCCTGTGGAACTCTGATGGATGCTCCCCTATCAGATACACCCCAACTGAATTTATCGATAGATTGTGTCTCAAACCCACCAGTCAATCTTAAATGATTGTTTGACCCATATGCGTTTATGTGTTCTTCATGTCTTGATGCGAATGAATTAAAAATCGCCATGAAATAATCGTACCCACCTTTGTCTCTCATTTTATCGTTTGAGAAGTTGGCATGTAATCCTGAACCATTCCATTCTCCGTGGGTAAGTGGTTTAGGGTGTAAATCGATATGGTAGTTATAGTTCTCTGAAATCTTGTACAAGAAATATCTACTCATCCATAGATCATCACCACCTTTTAATTTACCTTTTGAAAACACTTGGTATTCCCACTGACCTAATGCAACTTCCGCATTTGTTCCTGTGATATCAATACCATATTCCAAACACATATTTAAATGGTCTTCAACAAAATTACGACCAACAACATTATGACCTACACCACAGTAATACTCACCTTGACCTTTAAGGATGTTTCTTTTGTGTCCTAAAATACCTCCGTTAATTTCTTCACGGATAAAATACTCTTGTTCAAAACCAAACCAAAGACCTTCTTCTTCTTCATTTAATTTTGCCCTCATGTTAGATTCATGTGGTTTACCATCTGAATCCATAACCTCACATAAAACATACACGGTACTGTTATGTAATGGGAATCCTTCTTTTGTGTAAACTCTAACTGGTTTTAATATTCTATCGGAATTTCCAGTATCTGCCTGATTTGTTGATGACCCATCAAAATTCCAAACCGGTAACTTACAATCCTGTACTCTGTTTTTTATTGATTCGTAGTCTACGATCTTAACTTTACTTCTTAAATTTGGTTCAGGCTTATATCCATCAAGCCAAACATACTCTAACTTAACTTTCATTTGTTTTCTATTATATATTGGATTATTTGTTCCTTAGGTTTTCCTTGATTGTATAGACGGTAAACGTCTCTTGAGAATTGGTCAGTGGTCAAGACAGCATCAGCATCAAGGTAATCCATGATTCTATCTACGTTTTTAAGTATGTGTTCTTTACAAAGAAACCTTTTGTTGAACCCCATTTTTCTCTTCTTTAATTTTTTTTACTCCGTTAATAAACTCTCTAACTTTTTTACCTAACTCCATATCGTTTGGATATTCTTTTATCAGGTCTTTTATTACTTGGTATACGTCTAATTCCATAATATTTAAAAATTAATTATTTAATACTTCTTTGTCAAATTTTTATTCTTAATTAATTTAGATTGAGCCATATAATTCATCACTTTTCTTTTAGCAAGTGGTAAAATGGTTTCTTTAAATGGAAATTGTTCTGTGTGGTGAATTTTAAATACTATTAAATTTTTATGTACTTCAGTATCATTTATATTTTTTATCAATGGTCTTTTAACATTTAAAAGTTTTTCTTCAAACTCATATTCTTCACATTCACATATTTTTTTAATTGAGCATTTTGTTTCAACAACCCCCTTTTTAATCGGTTTAATAATAAATTCATAAAGGTGAGTCTTTTCATTATTTTTGATAAAAAATAATCCTTGTTTTGGTTCTACATTTTTAGAATTTTGTATAGGTTCGATAGAAATCGAGTCGTTAGCAACATCCCATAATGCCTTTGCTTGGTTAAAAAAATCTTTGATTTTATCGGTAGAATATAAACAAACTTTATAAATTTCTAATATTTCTTCTTGAGTAAATAATGGTAAATTATTAGCCATTAAATCTGATATTAATATCTCATCGTCAGGTTCTTTAAGAACTCTGTTAAGGGTTAAGTATTGTCCTTTTTCGGTAATTAACCCAATACTTGCTAAGTGTAAAGAAATTTGTTGGAAATTGGGGTATAACTTCAAATTTTGAAGTTGTTTATCCATTTTTTGTAAGAAATCTAAAAGTACGTATTGTTTATGTTCAAAATCAATAGGTTCTTGGAATACCCAATCAGTGTTCATTAATGTTTTTAAATAAAAATAAGGACTTTTTATAAAAGTGTAAATAAATTAGTTGTATCTCATTACGTGATACCATACCCCATTTACCTTATATTCACTCATTGACCCGTCATAACTACCAAGTATTTCGCCAGGTTCAGCATTATTTGATAACTCCTCGATGACTGCCTCCATATCAATAAAATCCATAATGAATTTATCATCAAATCCCATATCTTTTAACCAACTAGAAAAATTATAAGAAGCGTCGTTAACCAATACCTTTACTGTGTTGTCTATCTCCTCATCACTATAATAACCTTGAGGGTCGTCTGTTATGTCTTCAATAAGGGTGTCTAAATCATCTATTTCTGATTCAATTTCCCTACGTTGGTCATCGGGAAGAGTTTCATTTTTTAATCTATAGGTTAGTTTATCGATTTTTGTTTTATAAATTTGTACGTATTTTTCTTGTTGGCTAGATAATTCTTTTGTAACATCATAACTTTCTGGATCCCCTCCAACCACATCGTAATAAAAATCGTATAACCATCTCTCAACATAATCTTCATTTAAATTATTTTCAAAGACATACTCGGGAGCAACCTCATACCCAAGATCATCTATTTGACCCTCTATTGCTTCTCTTACTGCAGTATCTAACTGGTCACTACTATAAACAACATATTCTTGTTTATAACTATCGTCACCTAACCACGTAAACATAGACCCACCATAATGACTATAAGGCTCCATAAATAAAAAATATTTATCTTCTATTTTTTCTTCACCATTTTCATCTTCATATACTTGTGGGATATCTTCATCGACTAAATAATCATAAACGGCTTCACTTTCGTTCCCATCTTTAGTGTTTTTAGTTACATCCCATGCGTTGGTTTGTCTTAATCCGTCAAGTTCGTTTAATTTTTTTTGTGTTTTTTTCTTTTCTTCTATGGTATGCATAAAACTACCATGATAATTAAATCTACCACTAACTTTCTCTTGGTCAAAATAATCAACTGATGACCATGAAATGTCTAAATTACCATTAACATATGAAATGACATTTAAATTTTTAATGTCTTTAGCCCCATTTAAATTTAAATCACCATCAATGATAATTTGTTTACCTCGATATTGTGGGAATTTTAAAATGGCCGCAACATCACCGTTAGCATATTTTAACAAATCAATAAACTCTTCCGGTTCTATTTTTACACTATTTTCATCCATATTTTATAAATATCCCAAATTAACAATTGATTATTATAAATACACTAATAAAATTGATATTATAAAATATTTATATAACAAATAAACTTATTAAAACTTTCTATCATGGGATGCGGATGTAAAAAAAACCAAGCGCCACAACAACCACCACAAGAACAACCACAAACACAACAAGTTAATGAGTCAGTTAAAACTGCGGTAACTAAAATTGTTGAAAAATATTACAGCAAAAAGTAATAACTATTTAACCTATTTTTTATTTTAATTAAGATTAATAAAAATAAACTTAATTAAAAAAATTCGTATGGTTACATCTGAGGTTTACAATTTTCTTGACGGAAAAAACCTATGTAATATTTTTGCAACTATTATTGTAAATAAAATCAATGAAACATTTCCTAACGCTAAGACAGAAATCACTGTAATTAACGTTAGGAATTTTTTTATTATAAAAGGTAGAACTAATTCTGACCAAGTATTAATAATTTCCGATTTATTTCAGGAATTTACAAATAAATACAATGAGGAATTATCTAACACAATTAGAGTTATTGATACCATTCTTTATAATGTGGAATTTACTCCATCACCAATAAACATTTCATATGATTCTAATAAGAAAATATTTAAAGAAGAATTAATAAGTCAAAATTTCGTTAATTCACATATTAAAGATAATTTATATTTTAATTTAAAAATTGAAGGTTCGAGTAATTTAATTTATTTTGATTGTTCAACTGAAGATACGAATAAAGTATTTTCAATTTTAGAATCCAAATACCCTGAATATCATGTAGTAAAGAGTGACTTTTCTCAGGAAATTTATGTCTCAGACAGATATTATGGTTTATCAAATCATGGTGAGAAATTATACCATATATTATTAAGATACATAACACATCACCTTTTCACTTTAGGGATTAGCAAAGAATTAAATATTAAATTAATGTCTTCAGTTAAAATAGAAGACATGGATAATAATAATACGGAATTTATTATAACTAATGATAACCATATGGTTAAGACCGAATGGTTGGAGTCTTTAATATTAGATATATTCCCATTTACACAAGAAGAACTTAAAGAATCGTTTGACTTAAGTTCGTATAACCCTATAGATGAGATAATATTATCTGAAAATATTTTACCTTGGGAAAAGTTAGACAGAGTTAAAGATATAGTATTAATCTAACAAATAAGACTTAACCATTTCCACACCTTCATAAATGTCTTGAAAATCTCTGTCAGGGGCGAGTAACTTAATGTTACTCGTCTTTTCATTTTTATCTATAGTTAATAACATCATAGCAGGAATAAATTCATTTTCAGTCAACTCAACAAATTGATTATATTCTTCCTCATTTTCATGGATATCTCTTTCGATGTAATCTATATTATTTTTTTTAAATTCTTCTTTAATTGAAGTACAGAAAGGACATCCCTTCATCGTAAAAAGTACTGTTACTTTCATATTTTATCTATTGTGTAAAATTTATTTAATCCGGATAATAATAATTTTATACTATCCACATCCAATGTTAAAATAAATAGTTTATATGAGGTTTCATTTACTATTTTTTCAAAATACACCAAAACCTCATTACCACCCCATTTTACAGTTCCGGAAATGTAATTAAATTCACCATCATAAATGGTTGATGACCAAAGTACTTTATTCTTAGTAATTAAAATGTTTAAACCATCTTTTGTAATGTTTCTAGTTCTAATAATGTTCGGATATATTTCCGTTTTAAAATTGTTTTTAAAAGTATTAAAAACGTGGTCAGGTATTATTTTATCTTTATCCATATTATATAATTATGGTAAATCATCAAACCATTCATCAAAATCTCTAACGGGCACTTCATTATATTCAACAAGTTCATCCTGCCAATATGATAGTTCAGGCGTATATGTATCCCAACGAGGTGTCATCGCAATCACTTTAGTTCCTTCATGTTCTAAACTTCTGAATGTCGACTCTTGCTCGATAACTTTACCACTACGGTATTTTTTAACCAATTTTGGTAATTTTAACGTTCCCAATTTATACAAAAGATTGATGTTTGCAAGTTGGATTTTAGCAACCTGTGAGAATTCCGGTGACGGCATCTCATTAAACTTCGCTCTTTCTTGAACATTCAATATTTCATTATGTCTGTATTGATACTCAACTGTGATTCTTTCATCTCCATAAGTTGCCCCTTTACGTATTGAGAATATCAAACACTCGGGTCTCTCAGCATAAGTCCTAACACAATTTCGTTGGTGTTGTGATTCTTTTTCGTAGTCCGATGTTTTACGAAGAAGTATCGGATAATACGTTTCACCTTCGTGTTC